CGTGCCTTCGAATACGCGCCCCGGCTGGATCGTGCCCTTCGGGCCCGCGTAGATCGAGCGCATCGTGCAGCGCGCCATTCGGGAGCCCCCTCTACGCGGTGCCTTCGGCCGGCGAGACGTGCTGCTCGATCGCGAGCGTGCCCGCGAGCGCGCTGGTGACCGGCCGCTTGCGCGAGCCGTACCGGATCGCGACGCCCCAGTCGATCGTCGTCGACGTGCCGCGGACTGCGACCATGCGCACGAAGCGCTCGCGCGGCTTCACGAGATCGAGCGCCACGATCTCGTCCGAGGCGCCGACGGCGACGAGGGTGCCGAGCAGATCCGCGGCGCCGGCCATGCCGGTCACCACGTCCTGCTGCGCCTTGATCGAGTTGTTGGCGGCCGCAGTGCCGAACTTCGCCACGAAGAGCACGCCCTCGTAGCCCTCCATGTCGATCTCGGTCCCGTTGATCGTCGTCGTTCCGGCGGCCGTGGTGGCGATGCCCTGGTCGATCTTCACCACGTCCGAGAGCGGAGTCTCCATGATTCTCTCCTTGCGACCAGCCGGCTACGCCAGCTTCGCGCGAGCGAACGCTTCCTCGAGCACCGGCATCCCGTCGCTCTCGAGCCGGCCGATGAACCCGATCTGGTTCGTCTCGGCGTACAGCTCGGCGAGCCGCTGGAGCGTCATCCCGAGAGCGTCGGCCCACCAGTAGAACGAGAGGTCGCCGAGGATCCCGTAGTAGAGCCCCGTCGTGAGCGTGTTCGGGACGTACTCGCTCATCGAAACCGGGAAGCCCAGCAGCCGATCGGGCTCGCCCATCCGGATCTGGTCCTCCCACAGATAGCGCCCGTTGCCGTCGACGAGCTTCGCGATCTCCTTGACCACGGTGCGGTGGAACATCCACCGGCAGCGCGGCCAGTAGTTTCCCTTGATCGAGTACTTCACGTCCTTGAGCCCGTTCGCCGTCGGCAGCGTGGTCGTCCCGGCGGTCACGTCGCGCCCCGTCGAGATCCCGTTCGCGGACGCCGTGAAGATGCCGAGCGGCTGCCCGGCGCCGTGCCCGGTGAGCCCCGCCTTCTCCATCGTGATCGCGAACTTGTAGGCGAGCCTCTCGCGCACGAGAGCCTCGGCCGCGGGGTCGATGCGCAGGAGCTTGGCGGACACCTTGAGCCGCTTCGCCAGCGGGTGCGGCGTCAGCTCGCGCCCGCCGAACACCATCGATGAGTCCTCGCTCCCGGTCGCCAGCTCGCTCGTCCAGTCGCCGTCGGCCGGGTCGGCATCGAGGCTCGGGAAGCCGAGCGACTGCGCTCCGCGCACGGTGCGCACGGTGCCGAACTGGCGCATGAAGACGGCATCGTCGACCGCCTGGATGAGGTCGCGCTGGAACTGGACGGGCGCCACGAGGGCGCCGCCCGAGACGTAGTCGTCGGCCTGGAGCGCGCGGGCCTCGGCGGGGATCGGCGTGCCGCGCACGATCGCGGCGCCGAAGGCGGCCCGGTACTCGGCCGTCGCGTACTGACGGTGCGAGCCGGTGCGCTGCTCGGCCGCAGCGTCGTAGCCCGCATAGCGGTTCTCGCGGCTCCCTTGGAGGACCGACCACCCGCGGGCCTGGATGCGCTCGACGATCCGGCGCTCGACCGCGTCGAGATCCTGGGAGTCGCGGCGCTCGGGATCCGTCGGGTCGGCGTCCGGGTTCGGGTTCGGGCGCGGTTCCGTGCGGCCCTCGATCGCGTCGCGCTCGGCCTCGAGCAGGCGCTCCTCGCGATCGATTTCGGCCTTCAGATCCATCGCCGCGTCGAGTGCGCGGTCCGCCTCGGCGCGGAGCTCCGCGGCCCGCCCGGCGTTGCTCTCCTGCTCCGCCTGCTCGTTGCGGGCACGAGCCCACTTCACGCAGTTCGCGCGCTTCTCGCGGAGATCCTTGATGCGCTTCATCGCGGCTTCCTCGGTTCGGGGATGCCGCGACGGGCACGAGCGCTCGATCGCGGTACCCACGGGTTGCGGGTTCGCTTCGAGGCGCCGTTCGGAGTGGCCGCTCTGGGGCCGGCTCGGGCAGGTGCCTGACAGTGCTGTCGACGCCGGTGGTGGCGCCGCTGTCATGCCTCCAGCTCGGCTGCGCGGATTCGCAGCCGGAGACTCAGGTCGGGACGCGGAGTGGAGCGCTGGTCCGGCTCGGCGTCGAGGAGTCCCATTGCGCGGGTCAGCAAAGCACGGGACTCGGTAGGCGTCAAGCCCCGACCCCGGAGACCCACCACCAGGGCGAGCTCGTCGAGGCTCTTCGAGGCCCCGATCCAGGATCGGAAATCGGCGTCGGTCGCCTCGTAGGCCGGGAACGTGACCGGGCCCACGTCGAAGAGCCGCACCTCGAGAATCTCGCGGAGCGGGGAGTCGTCATCCTCGGCCTGGGTCTCGCGCTCCTTCACGCTCTGGAACGAGAAGCTCGAGCCGGTCAGGTCGCCGCGCTTCAGCGGCTCGAGCACGAGCTCGCGGATCAGGTCGGTCTCCGGCGGTCGGATCGCGTAGGCGAGGCCGACACCGTCCTCCGCGAGCTCCATCGTGCCGGCGCGCTTCCGACCGAGGAGCCAGTCGACGTTGTGGTTGAAGAGCCCGCGCGCGTCGCCCTCGATGATCGTCTTCGTGAATGCGCCGCGGCGCACCGTCTCGCGGCGCCAGCCGAAGTCGGCGACCGCGTCGAAGACGGCGCCGTGGCCGCGGATGCGCGCCGCCTCGCCTTCGCCGTCGAGTCGCAGCTCGGCGCCGCCCTCGGAGATGAAGACCGGGAAGCGCGAGCGGATCTCGTCGGGAACGTCGAGCGCCGAGCGGAACACGAAGCCGCGACGGATCTCGGGGCTGCTCGGTGCGTTCGTCTGTCGCATGGGTGCACCTCCTACGCCGCGACGATCTGGCAGTCGCAGCCTTGGTGAATGGGCGGGTGGGTGATCCGGCTCCGAACCACGAGCGGCGCCTGGTCCTTCGCGTCGATCTGCTCGCCCGCTCGCGCGAACTCCGACTCGATCCCCACCACCTTCCCGTCGAGCGACGTGCAGAACGGGCAGGTGTCTCCGAACGAGACCCAGCGTAGGCGCTGCACGCCACCACGCCTGAATACCTCCCGGGTCACGATGCCGGACGCCTCAACGGTCTCGCGACGCGCGATCTTCGCGGGCCGCACCACCTCCCACTCGTCGAAGCGCTTCACGAGCGCAGCCTTCGGATCGTCGAGGTTCTGCGTGAGCACATCTCGGAGCTGGCCGTGCGAGCTGGCGAGGTGGCGCTGCGCGAATGCGCCGACGAGGAGCCCGACGATCTCCGTGAGCAGCGCCTCGCCAACATCAACGTCGAGTCCATCGCGCGCATCCTCGGCGAGAAGCGCGGAGATCGAGGAGAACGCCGGCGCCATCGTGCGTCGGATGAAGTCGGTCCGCGCCGGGTCCTGGTAGAACTCCTCCAGTGCGACCGAGAAGTCTGCCGCCGAGCGCGTGTCGGCGAGGTGCACGTCGGCCAGCCGCATCACGTCGCGGCGTTCGGCGCGGATCACGCGCCGCCCCGCGTCTTCGAACGTCGCCTCAAACGAGTGGGCGATGCGCCGGCGCGTCTCGGCTGCGCGGCGCGAGTTGGCGCGCTGCTCGATCTGTCGGGACTCGTCGCCGTCGAGCGCGTCGCGCTCGGACGCGAGCGGCTCCGTTCCGGCCGGGATCATGTTGAGCGGGATGTAGTAGGTCGCGCCGAGCCCACCCTCGATCGGGTTCAGGTTCTCGCGCTCGCGGATCTCGTCCTGATTCATCGCGCCGATACTCCACAACGCGCGGTAGAACTCGGATCTCGCCTTCGTGTCGGCGCGGAGGATGCCCTCAAGCAGGAACTCCGCGAAGAGCCCGCGCTCAACGTCACCAGCCGACAGAATGCTGCGCGAGACTGACTGCTCCCATTTCGTGATCCACGGGAGGATCGTGTACTTCACGAACCCGAGATCCAGCACCTCGATGTTGTTGAACGTCGCGCGCTCGAGGTGCTGGATCATGTGCAGCGGCACGCGGTACCACCGCGCGATCTCCTCGGCGCCGAACCGGCGAGCCTCGATCGCCTGAGCCGTTGCCGGGTCCACACCCATCGACTGCCACTCCATGCCCTCCTCGGCGATCATGATCCGGTGCTTCCTCTCGAGCCCCTGGTGCGCCTGCTCGACGCTCTCCTTGAGCCGCTTCTGGGCGGGCTCACTCAGGTTGCCAGGGTGCTTCAGGATGCCGCCCGGTGTCCCGTCGTTCGCGTAGAAGCGCCCGGCGTACTCCTCCGTGGCGAGCCCGATCCCGATCGACTCACGCGCCAGGTCGACCGGCGCGTAGCCCCAGAGACCGGTGCTCCCGAGGCCTCGCACGTGGTGCACGTCGTCGGCCTTGATCGCGCGCTGCTCTCCGTTATCGATCTGCACGACGTACCACAGGCGCCCGTTCCGGCGGATCAGCTCGGTGCGGTCCGGACGCATCGGCCACAGGTAGCGCGCGCTCCCGTCCGAGTTGCGCTCGATCAGCGCGAGCCCGTTCCCGCGGAGACCGATGCCGCCCATCATCGTCTCGCGCAGCTCCGATGCTGACATCTCGGGGTTCGGCGAGTCGTGGAGCAGCCGGTAGATCGGGTGCTCGGTCGCGCGCACGCGGCCGCGATCGCGGCGCTCGTACAGCACGAGCGGGACCGATGCCAGCGTCTCCGCGAGCACCTTCACGCACGCGAACACCGCGGAGTAGGTGAGCGCGGTCGCGTCGGTCACCTGGACGCCGGTCCACTCCGTGCGGCCGGAGGCGAAGAGCGATACCAGCCCCGGATCACGCGGGTGAACCGGGTTGAACTTCTCGGCGCGCCGCTCCCAGGCGCGGAAGATCACGAGGACCTCCCAAGCGCCCACGAGAGGAAGAGCGCGCCCGCACCACCGACCCCGAACGCAGCCGGCGGGTAGACGAGGTGAGCACACCAGATGAGCGACGCGACACCGACGAGGAGCAGCGCGTCGGCGGAGAACTCGCGGGCCTGCTTTCGGCGGGACGGCTTCACAGCGACACCATGCCGCGAGATTCGTAGACGGAGGGCCCAGCCTGCTCGTGTCGGTGGATCCGGTCGAGCCCCATGATGAGGCTCACGATCCCGTCGATCCGCTTTCCGGAGGCGCCGTGCTTCGGCTTGACGGGCTTGATGTTCCCGGCCGCGTCGGTCGTCACCTGGACGTTCGCCGCGTTCCAGCGGAGTACCGGGTGTCCGCCGTGACGGATCCCGCGGCAGAGGATCAGCCGCTCGAGCTCTTTCGTGGGCGCCGACATCGACGCGTAGCCCTGCCCGCACTGCACGACGGTCAACCCTTCGCCGGCGAGCTGCTGCTGCACGCTCGCGGCGCCCCAGCGGTCGTAACTCACCTCGGCGATCCGGTAGCGCTCCGCGAGTGAGAGGATCTCCTCGACGATCGCGTCGTGGTCGATCGCCTCGCCATCGGTCGCGATCACCCATCCGTCGCGCTCCCACAGGTCGTAGGGTACCCGGTCGTACTTGATCCGATCCGGAATGGTGTCACGAGGGATCCAGAACCGGCAGACCACATCCGAGGGCTCACCCTCACCTCGCGGGAACACCATCACGAACGCAGAGAGATCCTGAGTCGAGGAGAGGTCGAGCCCCGCATAGCAGATACGCCCGAGGTTCGCGCGCTCGATCTCGAGCGGCAGCAGGTCGCCCGCGCACTGGTCCCACCTGCCGAGATCCACGAACGCCGACTCTGCCGCCGTCCACTCGTCGAGGTGGTAGCGGCGGAATGCGCTCTGCTTCGCCGGCGTCGACTTCGCTGCCTCCGCCTCGTCCTCGAGCTTGTCGAGCTTCTTCGACACGCCGAGGTTCGGGTTCGCCTTGCGCCAGGTCGCGGGAGCGTCCCAGCGGTCCCCCTCGTCGACGGTCGCGACATAGCCGAAGAACGACTCGTCCTCGATCACGCCGTCGAGGATTCGCTCCGCGTACTCGTGCTCCTCCCAGCAGATCGAGTACCGGTCGCTGCCCGCCGTCGTGATCTCGAACACGAGCGGCTGGCGCCGCGACGAGGTCGACTGCTTGAGCACGTCATGTACATCGCGGCTCGCATGGCGGTGCAGCTCGTCGATGATGACGCCGTGGACGTTGAGGCCGTCCATGCTGTCCTCATCGCGGCCGAGCGGCTCGAACTTGCTCGACGTGGACTCCACCACCAGCGCCGTCCGGTAGGGATGCACGTAGCCGCGCAGGTCGGACGAGGCGACCACCATCCGTCGCGCCTCTTCCCACACGAGCTTCGCCTGGTCGCGCTTCGTCGCCGCGCAGTACACCTCGGCGCCCGGCTCGTCGTCCGCGACTAACAGGTAGAGCCCGATCCCTGCCGCGAGCGTCGACTTGCCGTTCTTCTTCGGCACCTCGACGTAGGCCGTCCGGTAGCGCCGCGTGCCGTCGTCGCGCAACCAGCCGAAGAGCGACGCGACGATGAACGCCTGCCAGGGCTCCAGGATCAGGGGCCGCCCCGCCCACTCGCCCTTGCTGTGCCGGAGCAGCCCCTCGAAGAATCGCAGCGGGCGGTCCGCAGCGCGCGCGTTGAAGGTGAAGCGCTCGGCGCTGAGGTCGCTCAAGTGGCGCTCACACGCATGGCGCACCCACCGACACGCCGGCAGCGGCCGCGAACGCCGCGTCACCGCGCGCGCGTAGGCCGTAGCACGGTCAGCCGGTCTGGTCACCGATGAACTCGGCGAGCGAGGTGCGCTTGCCCGCGTTCAGGACCTTCACGCGCGAGCGCGAGCTCGGCGTCAGTCCGAACTCCGCGAGGCCCGCCGCTACGCGCTTCCACGCCTCGCCGGTGCGATTCCTCCGCCAGTCGCCGTAGGCCGCGCAGAGCATCTCGAGGGCGGTCAGGTCCGCCTCGGTCAGGACCTGCATCCGCTCGAGCACGGGTACGAGCGTCCCCCACAGCTTCCGCTCCGGGCCGACCAGGTGACGCGGCGGCTTCGGGCTGGCGACCAGATCGGGCGTCGGCTCCGCCAGGTTGAGGGGGCGGTGGCCCGGCTTGCCCGCCAGGACCTTCAGGTGCGTCGGCTTCGGCTTCCTACCGCGCAATTGCCGCCTCGCTCAATTCCGGGCTCGCGAGAGTTTTGCCGCCCGGCGGTCTCCACCCCTCGCGACGATGGGAATTCGACCCCCCTCACCCCCCCCTCAACGCTCCTCGAATACGAAGCTCGCGTGGAACGCCGTGTTGGCCGTGCTCGCGAGCAGGACGAT